TCGCACCTGCAACAAATAATGATTTGTGCGCTGCTTGCACTTCATTGACTTTAACCTGGGCCATTACTGACTCATGCGCTTGCTTTTGTGCCATCGTCGCAATTTCGTGCGCTAACTTTTCGCGCTCGTCTTTGTCCGGGATAACTTTATCAAGTAACCCAGTGATGGCGGGTATCAATAAATTAATCATCAATATAAGCTGTTGCTGCACCGTTTAACACTGCACGCCATTGCACATCGCCATTGTTAAGCGTGACCGCTTCACTTTGAACATACGCGTCGCCGTCGTTAACCCAAGTGCCGTTTGGCAATTTAAATTGTAGGTTAACGCTGCCAGTGCTTGGCACCATGTAAAGACTAGGGTTTTTGTTTGTGCGATAAATTACTTCTTCACTTGTTAATTGTCTCATCGTTTTGCTACCTTAAATTGTTTGCCGTCGCTCGTTAAAAAATTATTACCGTTTGACGTGATAAAATTAATATACTCTTGCATTGCTTCGCCTGCCAATTTATTGACAAGTTTTTTTGCGTTTCTTTGAACTAACCTATTCGCCACAATAATCACCATGTCTCATTTGTTTCGCTAACTCATTCGCCCTGTTTGGCGTTTGTTTTGCCCATTGTGAATCGAGCATTTCAACCGATGCGCGTTTGTAATCTTTGTCGTCTAGCGCGGCGATCATGTTTTTAAATTTTAACAGGCCCGATACGCCCAACTGAAACGCCATATTAACCAACACATCTTGTCGTGGTTTTGTATGGTCTTGCAATAAACCGCGATCCGCTAATTGTTCCATAACCTTAAACACATCATTAGCCAGTAGCGTTTCGGCTTCATCTTCTGATATGCCGTTGGTTTCTAAATTGCGACCATAGCCTATAGTGTCATAACCCATAGTGCATTTATACGGTTTTAAGCGTAGGCCCTCATGACGTTTAAGCTGTTGGATTAACTTGCTCATTACTCACCTTTGATAAAATATGCAACGAGCGACCCACCGATACCAACCACTAGCCAAAAAAGTTTATCCGCGAACTTTACAACGCCATTATTTGAACGCGCTAAAATTGCTACATCTTCAATATCTTTTTCGTTTTTATCTAACCTGGTTTCTGCGCGGTCGAGCCGGTCATTAGACGCTAAAATCTTTTCTTCGACTCTTGCAATAGACGTCACCGCATCGGTTAATTTGTCTATTTTGCTTTCAATGCGGTCAAATCTACTGTTGTCCATGTTAATCCTTAGCTAATTATATCAGGTGCGTCGCCTGAGCCTTGCACAAATCGAGAAGTATTGCCGTTAGTGTATATATTAACCGTTGCACCGCTTTTTATCAATGCTTTACCTGCTGTTCCTGGGCTGTAATAACCTAACACGCCGTTATCGCCGCTGTCGCCACCATCGCCACCATGCGGACTACGACCGCCAATACCGCCGTCACCGCCTGTGGTACGCGTGCCGCTTGTGCCATCTTCGCCATCGTCACCACCATTATCACCGCCACCGCCAAGGCCCCCTGAGCCTACGGGATAACCCGCGCCGCCACCGCCACCACCACCGCCATAACCGTCGGATTCTGGACTTGATGGAACAATTGCACGACCACCGCCACCCCCGCCACCGGCTGCATGTAGGCGACCTTGTGCTGTGTGTGATCCGAACGTACCGCCTAAATAAATATTGACTGTTACGCCTGTGCTACCGACTAACGTTGTGCCTCCACCTAAACCCGCTGTGCCCTCAAGGCCAAAAGGTGATGAATCTTCACCATTACCGCCTGTACCACCTCGCGCGGTAATCAACGCATCGTTTTTAAGTACCATGTTGATTATTGACCCGCTTGGAAATGACCCAACCGCGACGGTTTGCGCCTCAATGTTTTGGCCGTATTCACCGTCAAATATAAACGTAAATGTATCCGCTGAACTTGGCCCACCTGCAATCACAAACAATTTAACATCTGTACCGGCCGGAACAATAAAGTCGCCGCCAATAATACCACCGGCAAACGGGTTGTATGTTGTGGCTTCAATCGCATAATATCGACCGTCTTTATATTTTGGCGTAATAGCTGTTACTTGCGCCCTGTCACCCTCTTTTTTTAAGCCGTCATAATCTTGATTATCTTCGGTTTGAATGACAACCACATCGGCCAAATCAAAATTAAGGTTTTGTTCTTCAACATCAAATTTAAAGGTTTTTGGTCTATAGCTGAAACGCTGCGCGTATCGGTTTGCTGTTAGCTCTGCACTGTCAACGTTGTTTATTTTGTTTGATAGTATGATGGACTTTGGCAAACGCTTCACTTTTTCTTCGCCGTAAAATAAGTCGCCCTCATACGCACCGTTGAACGCCAACGCGCCACGCGCAAAACTTACATCGTCGTCGTTTGCTGTTAGCTTACGCTTATCAAATTGAATAAACGCGCGTGAGTATTGCAACGATTCTGGTTCGTCAATTTTCATCGTGTTGTAAATAGTTTCTTTACCATCGTTTAACGTTGCAACGGAATCAGTCCAGGGACTATTTGCCTTTAACGTCACTTTGCCGGCTGCGGTATCTGTCCAAATATCAATCAAAAACGTTTGGCAAATATCGTCCAACACGCCGGTGGTTTCATTGGCTTCATAAAAAATACAATCGATTGAGCTATCTAACGACGACAACCAGGCATCAAGCTCGCTTGTCATACCTGCTGTGTCGATTTGGCTTGCTGTTAACCCTGCATCCAATAACACCGCTTCAATTACATCATATACGTTTGCATTGACAAACTTGCGCCCTCTAAACACTTCGTCACCGCTGTTATGCTCTGACGGCGTGTTGTAAATGGTGCGCGACCCTAGCGTGATTGTGCTGCTGCGCGTAACGGTTAACGAACTTGCGCCAACACTTGTCACCATTAAAATATCATCACCAATGATTGCAACGTGTTTATTTGCATCCCATTCGGATAAACCGCCGTTGACGTTTATTGTTGTGGCTGTTGCGCTGATTGATCCATTTAATGAATTGTCGTTTATTTTTGGGAACTGGCTTTTCGTATCATCCGCTTTGTAAAGCACATCTTTACAAATTAGCGACCAATTGCCCGCATTGCCTTGCTTTAAATCTGTGGCAATATAATTGTGCGTCGTCACTAGCGTATCACCTGCATCTGTACGCTTGTAATATTTTACTTTGACCGCTTTGTTGGTAATGATATTTCGCGCTTTTAACTTACCAAAAAACGTACCTTGCTTGGCAATACCTGCATTTGCAACTAATGCCGGACTGGTTAAATTTGGATCGCCTATAAAATCCGCCAATTGTATTGTCGCTGTTGCACGACTTGCAACGCCGTTACCGGCTTTTAATTTTGGCGTTGTTTCGCTCACTGATTTTATACAACGAAAAATACCACTTTCATCAAGTACCAGGTTAGAATCTGAAAACTTATAGGTATAATCTGTGGTCGTGTATGTGTCGGCTTGGTCAACGCACGTCAACGGCGTACCGTAACCGGCGTTCCCGTCAATCGTACACGCACCATTTACAAGCGGTAAAGTAAGCTCGACAATATAATAATGATAATTCATACGCTCACCTGGACGCTAAATGCCACATCAACTAATTCAAGCGTTTGGCTGTGTGTTTTTACGTCGACATTTTCAAGGTTAAACCCTGCCACGCTTTCATCGGGTTTAATTTCGTTTTCATAATCTAAAATCGACAATACGCCGTATGTTTGATAATGGTTAAATATCTGCTTCAAATCATCACGCGCCCACGCTTTCAACACGTTTTTAATTGTCAATCGTAACTTTGGCGCGACCTTGTTTTGTGTGCGTAACACCGGTACGCCTAGGCTACCAACGCTTGTGCGGTTTTTACTGTTGTATCCAAGGTAATAAAGCGACTGACCCGCATTTGTGCCCCAGGGGACAACGGTTGCCGTTCCCGCTTGTATATAAGAAATAGTCTTAGTGCCCGCACCAACTAATGAAACTTGTATATTATCCAAACTGGTATTGTTAGTATAAAAAACGATGTTCGGGTTTTCTTTGTCCGTCACTGTAAAGGTATAACTATACCCAGTAGCCGATACAGTAACCACTGTGCCAACTGGCAATCGACAACCATGTAATGCAATATAATCACACCCTACCACCTGACCAACCGTAAACGTAAACGTCGAACTGGCTGAACTAACCATGTTTGAAAAGTCGGGATTAAGCACGTTTATTAATGCTGTGCCACTGGTCACTGTGCCGGCGACTAGCGACGGCGTATTGTTTGCAATGGCATTACTGGTGCTGATTATCATGTTCGGCCGTCCTGTTTTGATTGGTCTACTTTCTTGGCTATGACGTCGATTATATCATCATTGAATTCTAATACCATCCGTT